AAAGAACAAGTGCGTCTGTACGAGCGACCTCAGGGGGGAAATCTAGGAAATCGGCAGGTCGTCGTCGGCGTTAGGTTTTGAAAAAAAAACCTAAAGTTATAATAAGATGCAGATATTCGTGAAGACCCTCACAGGTAAGACTATCACTTTGGAGGTGGAATCATCCGACACAATAGATAGTATAAAGTCCAAAATTCAAACGAAGGAGGGAATACCACCAGACCAGCAGCGTTTAATTTTTGCGGGAAAACAACTCGAAGATGGAAGAACTATAGCGGATTATAATATCCAAAAAGAAAGTACATTACACTTAGTTCTTCGTCTTCGTGGTGGTGCGTTGCGCACCTTTTCTGGTAGAAACAAAAACAGGTGGTCTCCGATATCCAAACAACGCGAAGAAGAGGCACTGAAAATTGCGCGTCAGGCGTACGACGCAGAGCCGGGGGTTGTCAGTACTTCGTGTTGTTTCGTTAAAATATGCGAATCCGGTACCATTAGAATGTATAATCACAGTCGTTATACCGTTCATATGGAATTAGAAGAAATACACGGATCTAAAATTTCCGGTGCCGGAATAGGCGGAGGTCCGGGAAATGTCGATATAACCATAAAAGAAGGAGATCGCGCGAAGAATGTTGAAATCACACTCCCTCCCGCTCAATATGATAATGTTTGTAAAATGTATATTCCGTCATATAAACCATCTAAAATTAGAACCCACGAATACACCATGAAAGCGCAAATGGACGGTCAGGAATTATGGACTAGAACATACAGTGTTAGCGATGACATCCATTTCAGAAATAGACACATGGATGAAATAAAAGCAAATTCTCGCGCAGAATCTAGAGAAAGTTGTCGGAAACTGAGACCAATAAAACGTATAGTACTTTTTGTGTTGATTGCCATGACAAAGTACAAAGAAAAACTGAATTTAAAGTTTTAGATCTAACATAATTAAATGGAATGTTGCGACGTTTGTTGCGACAAATTAAACAAAACAACTCACAAGAAGGTAAAATGTCCTTATTGTGATTTGATTTCATGTAAAAGCTGTTCTCAGAGGTATTTACTGACTCTGATAGATGATCCACATTGTATGAATTGTAAAAAACTATGGAATAGGGAATTTATAGATTCATTTTGTACTATCAAATTTAGAAATGTTGATCTAAAAAAACACAGAGAAAATACACTATTTGAACGTCAAAAACTACTTATGCCGGCCACACAGCCCGCAGTTGAGCGTATAATTACAATGCGAACACTGAGAACACAGATACACGACGTCAAGAAACAAATACTAAACATCCAAAGGGGCTTGGGTCTCAGTATTCATACACCCATTAATCCGGATGACGAGATAATGACGTTACCGGAAATGAAAATATTAGTTCCACAGTTACAAGATTTACAAACGAGACTCAGTTATTTACGAAATACGGGTATATCCCCCAATGACGGCGAAGACCCAAATAGAAAATTTGTCCGTAAATGTCCAAGTGGCGTTTGTAAGGGGTTTTTGGATGAAAATTGGTATTGTGGTATTTGTACGACGAATTTTTGTGATAAATGTAATGCTGAAATTAAAGATGGTCATGAATGCGACCCGGATGATGTAAAAACCATGAAATTCATAGCAAAGGACACCAAACCTTGTCCGGCGTGTGGAGAAATGATCCAAAAACTAAGTGGATGTTCTCAAATGTGGTGTCCCCAATGTAAAACGGCATATAATTGGACAACGGGAAATATAGAGATGGGACGGATTCACAATCCACACTTTTTAGAATTTAAAGTGAGTAACAACAGAGACAACCAAGATATACCGTGTGGTGGGTGTCCGAGTTTTCAAGAGATATGGGAACTTGAGGTGGAGAAAGACCTAGGATATTTTGCATCATTTGGTCACGACCACAATAACAATACATGGAATCAAAATATAGTTAGGTTTCATATACGGTTTCGTAATGATGTCTATAAGATGGCAGAATTAACACATCTAATAGGATATTTCGAACGACGGGTTATGTGGCTAAATGCGGAAGAAATGGACGAGGACAGGGAGTTTTTTTATTCCCGAATCGCGTATATGTTAGATGAAATGTCCGAGGATATGTTCAAACGACAACTACAACAAACGGATAAGGCTATATGTAAGGATAGGGATACACGAAATATATTTCGAATGTTTATAGATACATCGAGTGATTTACTCCGTCAATATGTAGTAGATCCCACTAAAAAGACATACGTAGTCAAAACACTAGAAGAATTGAGATTATATACTAATGATGTTATCAAAAAAATTCATAGACGTTACAATCACGTGACACCACACTTCATACCAGAGTGGGGTACATCGGAACCCGTAATGAGAAGGGTTTAGGATATTCTGTTATATAATAATCTTGAATAATATTAGACATGATTGCGTGGGTTATACTCGTAATCGTTAATGTGTTAATATTAGTCAATACCAGGGAACCCAAAAATTTGAAAATTGTCAAGGACAAATATGAAACACTTCGACAGCATTTAATCAAAACGGACAACAAGAAGTTTAAAATGCTCACGAACAGAGTTCCAATAACAGGGATGACCAGTACATCTGGTGCGATAGGTTATAATGCGAGTAAAGGTTCGGATATCGGTATTTGTATAGATGGCGAACCGAATGAAATATTCCATGTACTGATTCATGAGTTGGCACATAGTACAGTTAAAGAGTATAGACACTCAGAACAGTTTTGGGAAAATTTCATAGAATTGCGGGGAATATGTGAGAAATTAGGAATATACAACAGAATCGAAGAAAAGACCGAATTCTGTGGAAAACACGTCCAGGATAAATAATCTCAGTATCTTATAACATGGCAACGCCTTTCAGTGTCACATTACAAGCTGTCCTTTTGTGGGCATTTGTAATCATGCTTACACAGCTTCCATCCCTCAAGCTTCCGGCCAGATTTGAAAACTTTAACGGGCGCGTGTGGTTGGTCGGCTTTATAATTCCTAATCTACTTCGTTATATAGTGGCGAGCGCGCCACGTCTTGCTGTCAATAAAAGTTTTGTCTTTATGGCATCTCTTATATCTGTTGGTCTGGTTTATTTAATCACTAAGATAGGTTGGCCGATAAAAAGAAAAGACGTCGAAAGCTATGGTAAGGACAAAAATAGCACAATGAAGACAATTGTGTTATTTTCGATGACTTTTATCACGAGTGCTCTGGTGATCCAAAAATTACTTGGTCTCAGATTATATACTGAAATGGGATGGGAATCGCCCGTCGGTAATGCGCAGGTCGTTAGCGTTAGTGTTTGATGACATACGTCTTAATCACATAGAAAACGATAGCCGCCACAAGACCTGTGGAAGCTAAACCAACAGCGCTTCTAGAACCATTCTCCGATAAAAACTTGGGAACAGAGCTCACAAGTTTTTCTTGGACCGGCTTACTGACAGCGACCGCGGCACAAACACCCGCGACGAGGGCAAACATTTGATCATCCGTCATGCCGAACGGATTCTTATTCGACGATTTCTTGGATTTTCTCTTTTCGGAGGACTCTTCGGTTTCCTGAGCAAACCCAACATCGGTCTGAGGAGCGGACATAGACGGCAAAACGCCTTGGCTGCGACCTTCCGGAGCCATGGCCGGGGGCGCCATAAAGTTCGGCCCCGCGCCAGCTTGGGGAGCCATGAGATCAGCAATCGGTGTCGAATCCATAGTAGTTTCTTGCTGTTGACTCACATTTTTTTCTATCAAATTTTCGTGTACAAACGACGTGGAAGGTTGTTCAAGTTTTGGTTTTGTATCCAAAGGAACCATGCCATCTCCGGCATCTCCCAAATTCATGGTTCTAATGTCCGTCATTTAAGATAACGTTACTTTTTTTTAAAAAATACATTACGCATTTCACTCTGGATAATTTATTTTTTCTTTTTTGTACCACTCGTGCCCACTTTATTGATTGTGATTCCCATCTTCTTTGTAGCTTTTCGTGCGTCATCCTCCTTCTCCTGTAAATAGCGTGGATTATACATCTTTTTACTAACCTGCCACAACTGGGGACTACCAACTCTAAACCCCGTTCTAACCCTGGCTTTATACCAAAACACACAATCCGTTATTTTATTAGATTTAACTGTGTTATCAAGTACAAGACATTCATAGTTTTCTGTACAAGCATCCATCACCTTACAAAACATATCAAACGAGGGAAAAATCCCAAAAAATGACTTATAGAGCTTTTCTCGGTTTTGTATGATGTTCTCGCGAAGAATAAAAACATAATCCACATTGGCGCGCAATGCCGGTGGCAAATCCATCACGTATTGCATCGTGAGCATGAAAAAAAGTTTCCAGTGCCTACCATTCATAAAACACTGTCTAATACAGGTATCCTTGAGAAATTTACTATCATACATACAATCATCTAAAAGCATGAACGCCCCGCAATTATCTTTTCCCGCACCAACTAACTTTCTCTGTCTGCTCATGACCCTTTCTATCGCCTCTCTGTCGTAATCTCCGTATATGAACAGGGGAGGGACAAAATTTTGATAAAAATGGTTACCTTCTTCTGTTCCCGATAAGACAATACCTGCTGGAATGTGCTTTTTGTAGAACATTATATCCTTGACCAGCGTAGATTTACCGGTGTTACGTTTTCCAATGAAAACACAAACTCGATCATCACTTATTGTAGCTGGATTGAATTTCCTTAACTGAAGGTTCATTCTGATATAAATGTGTCTTTTATTTTGGATAATTTTACTCACATAAAGTAAGATGGCTGGTCGTCTAAATTTAGCAGTCACTGGTATCCAGGACCGATGGCTTACCGAAGAACCCCAGTTCTCATATTTTCTTACGTCGTATAATCGTCATAGTAGATTCGCTCTGGAACAAATTGAATCTCCCTTCGATGGGACTTTGGATTTTGACAATATAATAGAATGTAGAATACCCCAAAATAAGGGAGATCTCATTCGTAACTTCACGTTGAAAGTTAATTTAACGGACCCAACCCCAGATGCGAGTGGGAACAGTCATCAATACGTCCCGTCGGTTTGTACCCGATTGATAGAATATGCCGACCTCTTGATTGGGGGACAAACTATAGAGCGTATTACTGGTGAATATATCTACATGCATCAACAATTAAACAATACAGATGATGACGTGGCACAATCCTTATATTTTCTAAATGGACATGGAAATCTATTGGGTTACACGACAGATTATACATATTTTATAGATCTACCGTTCTACTTTTATCGTCACCCAAGTTTAAGTATTCCTATATGTGCCCTCACGAAACAACAAGTAGAAGTCAGAATAAAACTCCGGCCGTTGAACAAAATTGTCCGGGATACACATACAGATTCGGTTCCCACAAATCCAGTGGCCAAAATTAAACGAATTTCACTGGATACAGAGTTTGTATTCGTTTCCAAACTTGAAAGAGACTATCTGACTTCCAGACCTCTAGATTATTGTATAACTCAGGTACAATTATCTAAATTTCACATGGACGGGGGGCAAAAAACAAAGTCGGTGATGTTGAATTTCAAAAATCCGGTAAAGGAATTACTTTACTTTTCACGATTAGAAGAGTACGACGACGCAAACAAACACCTAGCCATGGAAGTCATTGAAAACATCGAACTTCGGTTCAATAATAATCCAGTCATAAACGCAGACGAAAAATTTTCGACGTATGAACAACCATTATTAAACTATGTAAATTCTCCTACGGTATTGGGAATTACAAATCCTAATATAACACCCTACTTTGGAGTGTATTCATTCAGTGATGACCCGGGTGCCTTCTATCCGACAGGTCAGGTTAATATGAGTCGAATTTCTCATAAATTATTAACAGTCACGCTCGCGCGTGAAGGGGGAACTGGTGCCAGGCGATGGGTTCAGGTATATGCGGTGAATTATAATATTTTACGCATAGATGGAGGTTTAGCGGGTTTAAAATTTTAGCTCTCTATAGTAATAGTGATGGCCGGTAGAGTTCAACTTGAAACAACTGGACCACAGGACAAGTTTTTTACTATAGATCCACACTACAGTTACTTCCGGGAACATTTTGTAAAACATTCTAATTATTCGAAAAGTTTTATAAAGATGGATGTCGGTGTAACAGACTTTGGATCTTTAGTCAGATACAGAATTTCACCCGATCAAGGTGATCTTATAAAAACGATAAGCTTGGATGTTGAATTGAATCCAATTTCAAACGCAATGGCAACCGGTATGGGATGGGTTGAGTCTATAGGACATGCCATGATCGAATATGTGGATATTATCATCGGTGGAACTACCATTCAGAGAATACCATCCGACTATCTTCAGATATATTCCGAACAAAATTATACACAAACAAACCAAACCGGATTAAAACAACTCATAGGTAAATTTCCTAACCGTACATCTTCTCTCCGTGCGAACAATCCAACCATATTAAGTCATTTAGGTGTTGCGAGCAGCAGTCAAAAATATTTCATTGATATTCCGTTTTACTTCTATAGAAATCCGGAATTGGCCATACCTCTGTGTGCCATTGACCGCCAAGAGGTGGAAATTGAAATAAAATTAAGGTCAGCGGAAGAGTGTATTGTCAATAACCAAAAAGTGACGGTGGGTGGCGTATCTTCATGGGCATCAAATGCCGGCAAGGGATATGGCTATGGTGTGGGTACATACTTACAAAATGGAAACGATATAGATGGTGAAGCAACTGGGGACGGATCCGGTTTTGTCGTTGCCATCACGCCGGATGGTAAATATGCGGTAGTTGGTGCCCCGGATAATGATCCGGACAATGCTAGAACAAATGCGGGTCACGTGAGGGTATTTTCAATGGCAGGGGCGACCTCACAAAGGGGACCGGACATAGATGGATCAGCCGCGAATGACTTTTTTGGACAAGCGGCGGCTATATCGGCCGATGGTAATAGGGTCGTTGTGGGTGCCCCCAACCACGATTACACACCGAGTATTACGAATACGGGTCGCGTGAGAGTGTATGATTATAATTCGGGAACAAATGCTTGGGATCTTAATACTACGTTAGACCCCCCGACATCGGACACTGTCGCAAATACAAACTTTGGGAGTGTTGTGTCTATATCCCACGATGGCACTGTAATTGGAATAGGAGCTCGTGGATTAAATAACTCACAGGGTAAATACTACGCATACAGAGTTGCGAGAGATAACACCAATACCGTCGGAATACAACCCGAAGGTAGCGAAGTTGGTAATGCCCTAGGTGACGCATTGGGTTATAGTGTTACGGTCAGTGGAGACGGAAAGATAATCGTCGCGGGCGCAAACAACCCGGACGGAACAAGCTATGTCAAGGCGATAAAAAATACATCCGGTTCAACGTGGGTAACGACCGATGCCGGTTCAAATTACATAGCCGCGAGCGAGAACTCGGGTGATGAATTTGGCTTTTCATCGAGTCTCTCGTATGATGGTCACGTTTTAGCGGTTGGTGGTCCCAAAAATGACGGCACACAGACAGACGCCGGTCATGTTCGTGTATTTATATGGGATGGAGCCGATAATTGGTATCAGATGGGTACGGATATAGACGGTGAATCCGGATTCGATCAGTCTGGTATATCTGTGAGTATATCCGGAGACGGAAAACGATTAGCGATAGGCGCTAATATGAACCCATTAGGCGATGCGAGAGGTCATGTGCGTGTGTATGAATGGAATGGATCTACGGATTGGTCCAGTGCGCAGGCGAGTGCGTCGTCGGGTCAGTGGCTTCAACGGGGCATAGATTTAGACGCCGAAGCGACGGCAGATGAATTTGGTTGGTCAGTCTCCCTGACCAAGGATGGAAACCGATTAATTGTTGGTGCCAAATCAAATGATGGTACGGGTACAAGCGCAGGGCATGCTCGTATATTCGACTTTTTCGATAGAACTTTTACCCAAAACCTCATAAAGAAGTTTTCTATTACTGCGGAGATGGTATTTTTAGATCCAGGGGAACGAATAAGAATCCAAAATGCCAACAGGGACATGGTCATCACACAAATCCAACGAAAAACGTTTGATATACCATATCGTGGTTCTCAGACGAATGAATTTGATTTGGGGCTTATTAATCCCGTAAAAGAATTGTTTTTCGTCTTTCAGCGCGAAAATCCCAAAACAGTCGATAATTTCGTCCCACCGTTTGACTATGATAATATATATCTATCCGTGAATGATAGATTGCTATATTACGAGAACCTAGACAAACTAGAACTTATTCTCGATGACGAACATACTATACAAGGAAAAGCGGGTAGTTATATGTTTTTAAAAGCTGTACAATCCTCTATTCATCACTCAAAAACACCATTAATACGAAGATTCTACTCGTACAGTTTCAGTCTCGAACCGGAAAAGCCATATCCGACAGGACAACGAAATTTCAGTCTCATTAGAAATCAGAGACTGGTAGTTACGACCAATGCGTGTAACTCAGACAGGAAACTACACGTGTATGCCCTAAGTTACAATATTCTCAGGATAGTGGATGGAATTGCCCAAACTATTTTTGAGGACGCATATTAATGGAACAAGCCGCTATTGAAATTATTACGCCCGTTTTGGAGCAGTCAGTGCTCCTGGCCGCAGACTACGCAAAAGCGTGTGGCCGTGATGCCATTTTATCCAAGGATTTCGAATACGCAATCAAATATTGCGCCATGAACACGATTGGTCAAAAGATTGGTTCTCATTTCCCAGAAATTTACGAAGAAGACTCGGAAGAAGAGTCTGACTCAGAAGATCCAGAAAATACCCTCGAAGTCGTAGATGAGAATGAATTGGAATTTACGCCATACTCTGGCGAAGATAAAAAATTCACCGACGTAAATGAATCGTATGAGAGATGGGGAGACTGGGAACCCAAAACGCCGGTGGAGGAGATGATAAAAAACGCCATAGATAATAATGAACACGTCGTCGATCGAAGGATGGACTACTTCGACTAAACTAAAAGAGATTGAGGGTGGATCCAGTTCATCCGAAGAGTCGAGTGACGATGAAAGTGATACTAGTACAGATAGTAGTAGTGTTGCCGGAAGCGAAACAGAAACAATACAACTTTTTGAAATAAAGAAGAAAGTAAAGAAATCCAGGACGAAAGGATACAATCAGGATAAGTATAAAAAATTTGTAACAGAAGAAGAGCTACTTCCAGAATAATTTCTCACTATACTTTAAACATAATGTCTGCCATTGCCGATACCGTTGGTCTCGTTACCCAAGAATTGGAATCCCAAAGCTTGAACGCCGTCGTCGCGGGTTTTACCTTCGCCGCCGCTCTCTCGTGGATGGACCTCGTCCGTTGGGCCATTCAGCAAATCGTCACTGTCAAGCGTAACGGTGGTCAGCACTTCGCTCTCACTGCGCTTTTCACCACTTTGTTGTCCGTGACGGTCTATTTGGTGATGTCTCGCCTCTCCAGCCGTGTGCGTAAGCCGCTCCAACCGGTGTATGCGGTCACCCAGTAAGCTTCGGAGCAACAGGAGGAAGCTTCACAGCTATTTGTGATCTCGGTTTAGTAGTTATTAATATAACAACCAATCCTAATAAAACAATACCAACGATAGAAAGATATTCTTTCCATCTATAAGGATTCTCCATTTCTGGAATGCTTATTGGTGGCGGTAATTCAAATCGCGATAGGGGCGTCTGTTGTTTAGAAAGGTTTTCAAATTTATCGGTAGAACACGTGACTTCAAATTTCATTACATGATCTTGATTTCTGAAATCATACGGAATGAGTCTTCCGTGACTCATATAGAAGAATTCAACCTTTATATCACGGATAGTCTTTTGAGAACCGCCCACGAACGAATGTGTAAGAGGATCATCGATTCCTTTATGAACGAGTGTATCACCCGATAGAATCACTCTTCCCGTGTAAAATGGAGTTGTTGTATATACAGTACGTGTAAAGTCATCTGAACCCGTACTTAATCTCACAATTAATGACGTTGGTCCATTCAGGTTTATTGAACCACTTTTAATCGAGTTGGGAGTTCCACTCGACGTGTAGTCGCGACCGGCGAATCCAAGTAATTGGTGTGGCGTGGTATTCGGTTCCGTATTACTCGTGTAACCATTTGTTCCGGAATTGAATTCAAACGTAAAACTTTTGACAGCGGCGGAACCAGCATTTACGTTAGAAAACGTAATTGTATTCGTATCGGTATCGTATGCGATAGTCTGTATAGCTGGGGCAACGGTGTCATCCAGTTTTGCGGTAACACTCGCATAATTTGTTTCGTCTAATGTCACTGTATTACCACTCACGGAAAACGTTTTATTTCGGGAATGAACAAGCAATTGACTATTAGGTATTTTAGCCGATATTAGAGATATCTTAGAGACGTCATAAATAGGGTTTTTCAATGAAATAACGTAACTTGACGGGTCTGGGTACAGTATGGGATCCCTTTCACTACTATCGATATCTAAGGTATGGACCTTCATTAAAATTAGGTGATATAATTTTAATGAGTGTTTAACTCTTGTTCTGGGATATAAAATACTTATTTGTACAGTTTTTGAGCGATCGGGTTATTCTTGAGTTGTTCCTTGGCCACATCTAAGCCCGCAGAACCAGACGTCGCATACGGGTTAGGAGCGTCTTTGTTAGGATTGAAGTTATGATACGGCACCTGGTTGTATTGTTGCGTCCAGCCACCACTCATCACACCATCGCGACCATCGATGCGACTCGTATCGGAGCGAACACTGGTAACCAAGCCTGTCGTCTTTAATGGAGCCTCGCGGACGTTCATCCGTCCGGCATTACCACGACGGTTGGGGTTACCGCGACGGTCATCCGCACGGAAACCGTACCTTTGAAGCTGCTCGGCGGAATAACCGTGACCCCTCTTGTTTTCCAGTGCGAGATTGGTAGCCGGGGCAACGTTGTGTCCGTTATAGAAGTTACTAATACTCGGAGCCGGTTGGTTGTTATAATAGAATTGTTGAGTGTGTTCATCGTTCTTGAGTCGGGTGATATCTTGGGCATTCGTTAAGCCACTGACTACGCGTTTAGCCGGGGCATAACCTAAACCGTCTGTTCGCAAACCAGTCTCCGAACGATTGGTAGTTCGCATCGTGCGTTGATGAGACGGGCGAGTCCGGGCACCGGACATGCCTTGGGCATAACCACCAGCATTCGGAAGACGATCCGGAAGGAACGCCGTCTTTTCTGGCATATTATGACCAACCGTCGGGGTGGCCGTTCTAAGACCACCGCCCACGTCATGTCCTGGACCCGTGACACGGCCCGGTAATTGCGTAAGCTTGTGAGCGCCAACTAATGTAGGATTAACACGGAAAAGTTGTTGAAATCCACCCGTCGCCGGAGCATCCGGGTTACCTAAGCCCGGACCAACGAGTTGTTTTTCGATGGGGGCCAGATTATTCATTTTACCCTGATCATACATACGATCTCGCATGTCGAGGATTTCCTGACCTCCGCTTCTGGGCATGGGAGCCACATCAGCAAAGGTAGCCATCTCCTTCTTCTGGGGTATTTCCGTTCTAGGGGCAAATTGGGTTTGATTAAATTTAGGAACTTTATCGGAAAGAGTTTGTTCAGAGGGAGCTTCAATAATTTCTTCCTTTGGGACCGATTCTGCTGGATTCGATTCTGTGCTCAGGGCACGTCCGGCATATACGAGACCGGCAACCGCCAAAATGGAAATAGGATCAGCCATTCTTATATTATCAAAACATTTTTAATTATATCGCTTGTCAAACAGGCCGTTCTGGAGATCAGCACGAGTACTCACCGGGCCTTTGTATGCCACGGATTGGGGCGGCAAAACGACACCCTTGTCTTGAACCGGGAAGATACCTCGCTCCCATGTCTTGATCGGTTGTTTGTTGTGTGTAGATGTACTTTGCGGTCTCAAACGATCACTCGTTTCCACATATTGGGCAGGGGCACCCTTGCCAAATTTGGCGGGAGCCGTACCATATAACATAGTATTGGGACGGGCACCCATGCTGATAGAACTGGGTTGAGGGTAAACAAAAACATCATCGGTTGCGCTGCTCTTCGGAAGGGCCGGATTTTCGACGAGGGATAATCCGGGCTGGAGTTGGTACGCCATTTTACTATAGCGTGAGAATATTTTATCATTACCTATGATTGATCGCAGAATTCAATCCCCGAAATGCACCCAATTGTGCGCCACGTGCGTCGGGATTGCATGCAAACTGACTTCCACCCTTACATGATACGCCATTTTTGGGTCCATATAACCATTCAGCAAATGCGGTTTGATCTCCCGGAACCATCGAGACCGGTGCGGTAATGAATTGCCGAGAAGCCGCTTTGCGTTGGATATGGGGGAGGGGAGAACGAGATCGACCGGCATCGAACGGTACGCGCTGATCGACTAAAGCATGAATAATGGGTCGGACCGAAGAGTATTCACACGCCGGAGGACGATTAGGACGATCTGTGATGTCTGTCAATAAAACATTACCCATTGGATTGTCTCCGGATGGCATTTGACATCCAGAACCCGTAGATCGTGTGGGAACGCCATATGTTTCTTTAATCATGTTACTCCTGTACATAACATAAAGAACACCCAAAGAGGTTGCACCTAGGACAAACACTCTAATATCCCTACGAATTAAGTATAAAAAGCAAGTAGTGTAAATTATAAATCTTGAAGCCGAATTAACACGTTCGGCTGGTGTCTGTTTATTATTAGGCCAAAACTGCGAAATCTTGTCTTGTCTGATGAGCTGTCTTGGATCTTCGAACCAAACCTTTGTCATTTAGTATATCGTAAGTTTATTTTTTCAACATACCACCAAACATACTGTTCATG